TTGATTGTATCTTTTTTTTGATTCTTGGTAAAACTTGTTCTGAGTAATGCTCTTTTTGTTTTTTTTCTCTTCAACTGGAATAAAATCACTGTTTCTAATTGCATCTAACAGTCTATCATAAACAGATTGTTCAGATAACGAATCGTTATACCTAAACACAACTAGTATTATTCCAAGTTTTTCGCACATCTCTACTTTTTTAATATCACGTCTTTGTGCGTCTATAAAATCTTCTTTAGAACTAAAGAATCTTTTTGTATAGTAGAAATGCTGACGACCATGAAATTCTGCTGCTATTTTATAAGCAGGACAATATACGTCTAGTTTTAGTCTATCACCAATATGATGTTCGTTTACTATTTCTTGATTAGGAAAAAGTTTTCTCATAACATCTGTTAACGCAGCTTGACCACGTGATGTTTTTTTCTTGCTATCTTTTATCCAATTAAGACCTAAAGAAGAAATTTTCTTTTTTAAATCATTAACTGATATATTGATTTCTTTTGCTATATCTACTAAAGAAAGATTGCTTTCTAATAAAAGATCTATTAAGAATAAATCGTCTTCTTTATCTTTAATCACCTTTTTCATTTTGAGCTACCTTGTTCAAGAATCTAGCTCTAGCAAAACTTACTACTTTTCCAAAATCAATAATAGAAAAATTAGTTTGATTCCAAATTTTTCCAGCAAGTGCCGCTGACAATAGTGGACAGTCGAGTATTACGGTATCAACTTTTCCTTCGTACTCCGCAAGAGCGCTGCAGATTGTATCTAATTTATTATAATAATCATTATACGGAACATATATGTTAGCTACATGAGAACCAAGAACTCTATTGACTATTTTTTTATCGTGAAAACTTACAACCACAGATGGATTATGCTTTATGAAAAAATCTACAAATGAACTAAAAACTGTTTCGTTGTTATTAAAATAGTTTTCTAAAGTTGTAGAGTTATAGTATTGTTCACCATTTTTTAAAACAGAAAAATCTAATTCGTTTTCGGCGTCGTTTGAATTGACAAACGCTGGTGGTATTCCTTTCATGTATCTATTATCTTCAATAGAAAAAGAACTTTTAATAGCGTTGGAAAAAGCTTTGTTTGAGCTCTTTTCTTCAGAGTTTTTCATAGCAATTAATGCAGAACGAGGAAAATTTATATACGCATATTTTTCCGTACCCTGCATCAAAGCTGTTAACTTTTGTATAGTTATATTTTGAGTTGCTATTTTAATATCTTTTTTCATAATTTTCCTTTAGATTGAGAATATTCCCCAATTTATGAGGGTTGGATTTTTATCTATTATAGAGTTAATATGATTGATGGCATGGAATTGTCCACCATCTAAGGTGGCATATCTTTCGTACTTGCTAATTTTATCTTCATCTTTTACATAACCAAGATGCTGCATGGCTAATCCAGAATGGAGCCAATAATTTCTTTGTCTTAACCAATGATTAACATATGTTGGTTCTGATCCGCAAGCTAATTTTTTATCTAAAAATGCCCCGTCTTCTTTAAATCTAAAGATTCTTGAACTGTTATTCGGAACCCATAATTTATCAACTCTATACTGGGTTTCATTCCACATGTGATAAAACCTAACGTTAACTACATCATATTCAGATCTAGATAAAACGCTTTTAATATCAAGGCTGTTAATATCTGCAGAATTATATAACATTTCATCACAATCAATTGCAATAATCCAGTCCCCCAGTGAAGCGTGCTGAGATAGATTTGCCCAAGCAAATGCTCTTAATTGACCCTCATGTTTAGAAAACAGTGGTTCATTTGTAGAATATACTTCACAATATTTTTTTGCAAGTTTGACTGTATTGTCAGTTGAGCAGTCGTCAGTAAAAATTATTTTGTCTACTTGTTGAGATAATCTTTCTAAGACTGGTTCTAAATATCTTGTTTCTTCATTTCTGCCAACCATCTGGGCACAAATCATAATTACTACCTTAGTTATAGGAGAAGGGATGACACCCTACTGGATGCCATCCCTTCTTTTTGACAGGGACTATTAAATTTCTAGCATCTCTCTGACTTCGACAGCAGAAATACGCTGAACCTCAGTCTGAGTTGAGAGAACCTCTCCCTTGACATTGCGCTTGCCAAGAGCTACCTTCTCTGCATCTGCCTTATTCTTTGCCTTAACCAAAAATGAAGTTGTTACTTCAAAGTAGTTAAACTTATTCTCTGACATAGTTTTCCTTTATTTAGTTGATGGATATGTATGAGATATATATTCTACAGCTTCTTCTAGTGAATCTGCAAGTTTTGTAGCGAGAAACTTTAGATATACACGATGCTTTAGTTCTTGATGCGCCCATACTACAATTGGTTGATTATTTAAATGAGCCCAGGTCATTTCAAAATCAGTACCAACGTAAGCTCTGTGCAGTATGGTGTATTCTACTAAAACAATATCACAACTTTTTTGAAGAAAAAGATTTTTATCCACTATTTCTTTTGGTTGACAGTCTTGTTCTTCTAAAGCGTAGTCCATTGGATTAACGGCTTTAAAACCTCTTTGATCCAAAAGCAAGGTAGCCTTATTCCTCCAACTAAATTTAAAGTCAGAGGTTACATCTTCTATTGCTCCTGATAAAAATACTCTAGTCTGCATTTGCCATCTCTTTAGCTGGCCAATAATACTCTAAATCACTTGGTTCATCAAAGTATTGAGAATAATACTCGTAATCTTTGCGCAATAAATTTGATCTATGCGATCTATGAAATTCATCTAAGCCAAACCACGGAGGCATTACGACTGATCCCGGGACTATTTCTTCCAGTTGCATTGTATTTTTATAGCCTCTATTAACCCATTCTTGAATCGTATAGTTCTGATATAACTGCAGAGCAGATTCATAGCCAGTCCACATTAAGGTAACTGGATGATTGCGCCAACCCTTAGTTGGAGTACGGGCAAGAAGAATATTTAGAACCTGAAAAGTTTCTACTCGTTGCTTTCCAAGTCTACGATAATCTAAAACTTGAACTGATTTTTTAAAATCTGGATAAGGCAGAAATGTTTGCATTAGTCTTTTTTAAATTCTGTCCAAGTTTTGTCGCCAACACCAAAGTATTCACGAGCAAGGCCAGCTGCTACTATGTCTGTGTTTAAACATTCGCCAGCTTCATTCCACACTTTAGCTAGTACTCTTCCATATTTTTCGTTTTTGTCTATCACAGTTTCTATCTTAACCTTGTGATTAGCGCGTGTCAACCATTGATCTGTAAATTCTTTTGCGGCTAACCCCATCTTCTTTTCTTCCAAGTTTGACGTACGACTTTCCGGGGTGTTAACTCCGTATAAACGGACTCTACCCTTTTTAAGGGTATCAAAACCAAGGTCGATAACGATATCAAACGTATCGCCATCAACTACCTTTTTTACTTCTGCGTTATAAATCCATGGGTTTAATTTAACTGACATATTAATCTCTTTCTATTCCTAGTTCATCGCATGCTTTGCGAAATATTGATTGACTTATTTTAAATTGAGCATCAGCGTGACTGTAACCTTCGCCTGGTTTTGGTGAAGATGCGTGCCAACTGTGACCAATTGATACGCTACCATCATACACTACATTATAGCCACGATGACGCGCAAAATACGAACACCAAGTTTCTTCATAATAGTGAGGCGTTGGCAAAAAAGCACCCGTTGCTTCAGGATACATTTTTTGATATTCCGGATCGTTGGTTAGCGCATTCCAAACTGATCTTCTAATGAAATATGCTGAGCCGGAAACGGTTACGCACTCTTGCTGATCCCTAAAGAGGATGTCATCCGGATCGTGAACCATCCACCCCCTGTGTCTTGGAGCGGTATTTGTTCCAACTATTCCTGCGTGAGTAATATATCCATCTTCGTTTCTCTGCTTTGGACCCAATATATGAATGTCTGGATTATCAGAAAATATATTACATATATCAATTAAGTCTTGACTTGTCATCCATACATCAGCGTTTAATAAGCCTATTATACTACCGTAGGTTGAAGAAGCCATAAAATTACACGCGGCTGAGTAACCTATATTTTCTTTCTGCCAACCATTGGTAATGTAATATTTATCTTTATTTTCTTGCAACCATTCAAAACTTCCATCAGAAGATCCATTATCGCAAATGCTTAAATCCCAAACTTTTCCACTAGTAATAAAATCTCCATGCAGAGTATCCATAAACCTTTGTAAAAGTTCCTTTGTATTGTAATTTACAACGCAAAGATCTATCATATATTTCTTTCATCCTCTACTACTGCTTTAAACGCATCGCTCTTATTCAAGCCTAAATCTATATATTTTTCGTATCTACTATAAGCTTCTTCAAGCGCACTTTTATCAAAAAATTCTATAAAAGATACTTTTGGATCATACTTTTTTTCGTACAAATAATTAGTTTCATAAAGTGTATTTGTTTTGTCTTTCTTTTTTAGAAAGAAAAAAGAAGTAACTACACCAGCTACAAATGACGCTGCGTAAAAAAATTTCTTATTACCAATCTTCATTATCGTCATCCTGTCTAAATACATAAGCGTTACTTACTGCTTCGTTTATGGAATTAATTATTTTTAAAAATAGATTTTTTTCTTCTTCTAATTTTGAAACTCTTAGCATCTCTGCATACGTTTTTTGGATGTGTACAAATACATCAATATCTTCTATGAGATAAGATTGACCGTTAGAAAGCTTAATGTTTACTTTCTTTTTTTCGTTTGTTTTCTTAGCCATGATTACTCAGTTTCTTGTTCTTTTGCTATTTGATAAAGACATAGTTGACTACTGTCTGGTTCAAACGTGGTAAATAAAATCCTTTTATCTTCCTGAGTATACCCCTCTGGTGGCGGAGATTCTAGTGCTATCTTTTTGGAAGAACATCCATAAACTTGACTGTGATTTTTATATACAACAATATAATTTAACTTAGATGCAGGCATTTTTATCTATCCTTATAGTATTTACATTAGCTTTATTTAAAAAATTTTTTACGTTTTGCCAATCAGCGTAATCCAAATCTTCTATATAGTATACAGTATCTATTGTGCTGTTTGCTATAAGTTTTGCGCAATTAAAACATGGAGGACCGTTAATATATAATTTCTTAGCTCTAGCACTATAGTCTGAATGAAGCAAAGCGTTTGCTTCTGCGTGAATTGCTATACAGTTATCATATGCAGAGCCGTTAGGGCTCTTCTGAAGATATCTTTCGCAGCCTCCATCTTCACAGTGTGTAAAACCTTTTGGTCCACCATTGTATCCAAAGCCAACTATATGATTGTATTCATCAACCAATAAAGCTGAATACTTTTTCTTTGCACATGTTGAAAAGATTAGCGATCCTGACATACAAAATGTCATAAATTGAATATCTTTTTTTGAATAATTAATCATACCAATAAAATGATTAAAGCAGCAGAAAAAGAAAGTATTAAAGATAGTACAATAGAAATTATTTTTGTGTTTTTATCTTGAACTGTTTGTGACACTACAGATAAATTTGAAGACCAAACATTTAATAATGAAAATATAAAACAAAATAATAAAAGCTTAAACATTAAGCGATACCAACCTACTCATAGAAACTGGAAATTTGTCTTTACTTAGACTGTAGGCTGCTCTTGCATATTCCTGTATTTCAAATTGAGAGTCTTCAGCTAATCTTTGATTAAGAAACAGAGCAAGAGATTGCAGACTGCAAGACCAGCGATAGGATAAATGCATACCGTATGCGGGAAGGAACAGCCTAGCCTGCTCTGGCGCTATTCCATTTTCTAATGCCATGTTATAAAGAGACTCTGATTTATCGATCAAATCTTTTAGCTCAGTTGAAAGAACTGAGCCTATCCAAGGTCCTGCTAATCCAGCAGAGCCTTGTTTTTTATTCTCAGCCGCCAATCTCCACTGATCTAATCCTGGAATATAAAATTCAGGATCCATTGTTATATATCTTCTAGATGATTCATTCCAAGAGTCCATAGTATGGTCTGATCCAACAACATACTTCCAATGCTGTCGAGCAACCATTAAAGGAGCTTTAAATTCAAATGTTAAAAATGCATGTCTAAATGGAGACATGTGATTTTCTCTGACTAAGAAATCTATAAGCCTTGCATCATTTGTGGACAACTCTTTTGATTCTTTGGCAAAAGAAGCTCTAGCTGCGTTAACAACCGAAAGGTCGCTACCCATCCAGTCAACAAGTCTGACATATCCATTTCCAAGCACGGAGATGGTATTGTCGTCATTCGTTATCGTCTCGTTCATCATGTTCATCGTAATCTTCCTGGTCTTCGTTTATAATCAAAAAATATTTAGAATTTTGCTGCTCTAAGTTTAGCACAGAGTTGTTAAATTCTTTTGTTTTTTCGTAAGCTATTTGAAGCTTATCTATAATCTCAGAAGGCATTACCAATGGTTCATCTGTACTTTCTGTCATGTTCAATATTATTAAATTAATTTCTTGAATAGTTGTTATAAATTCTGACATGATTAAGTTAAAATATTGAATTGAATCACTAATATAAGCTTCATTTGCAATATCGCCTATATTTTCCGGAGAAGTTATCTCAGAAAATATTTCATCAAAATTTTTATCTTCAGCCATTTTGATTATCTTTTATGAATTTTATCTCACAAGAATCAGTGGTACAGTAACTTTCACCAATGGCATCAGCGGCCATTCCTGCATATACCCCAGAAAGATCTATCGGAAATAATGACATTGAAGCTATTGTATACTCTTCTTCAGTGATCTGCGTGTAGGGCATTTGGGGATATGTATCGTTACCACTTGGGAGAAATGATACAGTTTTTAACTGTCCATCATACATATGGAGAACGGTTCCAACATGTTGTGCTTCTGTATCTTTATTAAATGAAATTGTTACAGATACAGAATTATCTGACCAATATCTTTGTGCCATAGCAGCTAGTGACATTTTTTCAAATATTGTTACATCACGCTCTGCTCTTGCGGCTTCTGATTTAATTGGAAAGTATACAACAGATGTTGTATCTGGCGACTCAGACGCAGGTTCAACTGTATAATTAGCCATTCCAAACAATGGAAGCATTGGGTCGTCATTAGAGAACCTAATTGTTCTATTGAAGAACTTTCCACCCGGTGTCCAGTGAACTCCAGGAGATTCTCCTGCAAGAATTGATACAGTTCCAGATGGCTTAACGGTTGTCATTTTAATAGACTCACGAATACCCAGCCATTCTGAATAAACATTATCATATCTTTGTATTGTCTTATATCCTTCGTCCATCCACTCACGAAGTGCAGGTACGCCAACGCGATCTGCAAAGTTTGCTACACCAGACATCGACGTACCAATACGACGATTGCGTTGCATAATAGCATTAGTTTCTTCCCAGTGTGTCGGAAGAAGAGTTACCGTCTTTGCATAGAGGTAGGCAAACTTTAACGTTCTCTTATAGTCTTCTAGGCTCTCGTGTCTATTGAGGTAAGTCTCTACCAGCGTGCAGCACTCAAAAGATTCCAACGATTGCTCCGCACATGGGTTGTAACCAGCTACACGGTGATCTTTATTGTTTGGTGGATCGGCAAGTCGTCCATATTTGCGACTCATATCCATCCAAAGAACCCCTGGTTCCCCATTGCGAGCTATACCCTCTACTATTGGACTTAAATCAACGCCAACCTCAGTCTCTACCGAGTTGTTTGACATCCAGCCCCAACCTGGAGCGTTTGCATCGTAGGAGTTTCTTTCTGGAAATACTTCAGCGTTTTTTAGATTTAAGAAATCTTGATCATCAATTCGACCAATCAAAAGTTCTGCAGAACGACGAACGTTACCAGATACCACACAAACACCAATTAGGTTTCCAATGTCTGCAATGTCTTTTCTGGTAAGTTTTTCTCCAGCTCTACCATCAAACATTTTTCTAATATGCCTATGAAGTTTTTCTGAAGGCTCATGACCTGCAGCAATACCTCCGAATGTTTTAATTGGGGTACCAGCTGGTCTTATAAGAGAATAATCAAAGTACACTTCATTTTGAGAAGACTTAAGATAAGAATCAATCAACATTGCTGTTGAAATATACCAGCCCTCTCTTGTGTCGGGAACGATATAGGTTGCAGTAGTTGGATCTACTGGTGTAGGAGAATAAATTGTAAAATCTTTGTCCGCACCTTTGTCATCAAAACCTACACCAACACCAAGCATGGACGCTTCCATTAGAAATGAGAATGGTTTTGATGGATTTAACTTAGTCATTTCTGATGTAGATACGAAGGCACAGTTCTGAAGTGCCGCTGAGTTTTTTTGTATGTTTACAATATTGGTGCCCATAGCCCACAAGCCACGACCTGGCGGTGTCCACTTAAGGTTAAACAAACGATCAAAGGCTTCTTTTGCCGAAGCTTGCGCTTTTGCGTCGTTCCATGGAAGCCTATTCTTTTTGCAGTGCTCTTTTTGGAGAGAGTACATTCCGTTTATTACTCTTTCACAAACATCAACCCATGTCTCTTTAGTTCCATCTTCTTTTAGTCTTGAGTAAGTTCGAAGAAAAGTTATCTCACCAACGGAATTTCCACCAGCATCTCTATAGCCAAACGGAGGAGTTTTTTCTTTATAGGAAGAAACAAAATCATCTGTTAATCTAAATAAAAACATTGAATTATTTTTGTTTGCAATTGGTGAAAGATCTGGATTTCCGTTTTCTATTTCTTCTGACATTTATTTCTCCTCTAGTTAGCTGCTATTAACTTTTTTATGTATTTAGGATTGAGTTTTTCTATCTCTGTTTTCTTAATCTTTTTTATTTGTTCAAAAGTATATACGTTGTATATTTCTCTTTCAAAGAAATACCCCGTCTTCCAATTAAAAACCTTATCTATAATGTGCTTGTGGTTTTGAAATACATTTGATACTACTGCACCCCCGTATATCCTGACTAAATTTTGCATTTTTTTAGTCACTATGCTTTTATTTTCTTCGTTTATATCTCCACTTTGTTCAGCTTGCAGATAGAGCCAATTAAAACTCTGTCTAGTCAAAGGAGAATAATCTATTGGATCTATAACGCCAAGTGATAGTAATTCAGTTTGGTTATTCTGGATATATAAATCTTTTTTAATTATTTCAACCAATAAAGAAAACCAATCTCTTTCTTTATACTGATTCCAGGTGGGACACCAAAACAATATTAAATGAACGGGATCTGGAATATTTGTTTTTTCTATAGTTGGAAGCAATGCCGCACAAGCTATTGCTCTTTTAACATCTTCTTTACTTTGATCTGAATTTCTATTTTTGTTTTCAAAATTTGTCCACAGTTTTGAAATATGCGTTTTCCAATCCGCGTCACCAATATATAGGTTTAGGTATTTTTCTGCGACATCTAATGGCAGCGATTTATCTCTTACAACTGTATTAAGTTGATCTAGAAACATTTATATAATCCTCTTTAAATCTACACAAAACCAGTAAAACATATATAGTCAACCCTTTAAAAGAGTTATCCCGCCCTTTTTATAGGGGCGGGATAACTATCTTACGCTTTTAGAGCGTCGGTTTCCGTACAGCTATTATATCAGCTATAGAACCGTTATGTATTATCAAGCAGTTATTTAAGAGTAGCTGCAGAGTCCTTGCTTCCAATTTTTGTAGCTGCAAAACCCTTGATTACGCTAAGGCCTGCAGAGGCTGCGGCAACTGCTGCAGCTTTTGCTTCCTCAACTCCACCAACTGTATACACGGCAACAAAAGTCTGCACTGCGGTCCAAACCGCTCTTTCAATTACGTCCTTGATTAATTTTTGATCAAACATTTTTCTCCTTTAGAGTACTCTCATGGAAGGTACACCCTTCCATTCGTTTATTTTTGAACGACCATATTCTGTTTCTTCATTTGCTTGACCATATCCGGATGGCATGACTTCAGCACTGGTTACACCGTCAAATATGTAATTGTTATAAAGACTGTAATCAGTTGTTCTTTCAGCATGTCCGTAACCGGCGGAAAACGCTTTAGCTGAGTCTACACCATCAAATATATAGTTGCTGTATAGTGCGTAATCATTTTCTCTATCTGCCGCATGTCCGAAACCAGAAGGAAAGGCCTTAGCGCTGGTTACGCTTCTGTTTGTAAATGGTGAGAATCTTGCCCCATCGTAACCTACGCCATCAGCGAAGGCTCCAGAAAGAGGAATTGTTGATTCATAGAGTGTTGTTCCGTTAAATAGCTGTGACAAGAAAACGTTTCCAGGATGATATCCAGTACCTGGAGTATGGTGTTGATCTGGCGCACCATCAAGAAGCCCCTTTGCAAATAGAGGGTAGTATGAGTAGGTTCCAGATGTCCCCTTAAATACGTTTACCATGTCCTGGGTATTGCGACCCTTAAGAACTGGTCTTGGGCCAACATAAAAAGTTGCCATTTTATAGTCTCCTTAAAATATATATTTGTCTTTATAGTAAAATGATTTTATTGTTTATCAACTATTAAAATTAGCTATACTTTACTATAAGATCTGATAAAACTGGCGATGTTCCATCTGACAATTGATTTAAAGTAACCTCAATCCAAACTGTGTTTGCCCCATTTGGATCACCAACATAGTATACGCCATCGGAGTAAGATATAATTCTGTAGCTAAAAGCTGTAGATATAAGCTCTTCTGGAACATTGTATATCTTAGGAACTACCTCTTCTATAGTATAAATTAACTCAGAAGATTCATATTTTATAAATGTTCTACCAGTTTCAAGAAATCTTTCAGATCTTATATCTAAATCAGAGAGACCGTAAGTATAGATATACTTACCATTTTCCGTAAAATAATTACGCTGCCTCATATTGATTCTAATTCCCGTTATTTTAGTTGGAGGAAAGTAAAATCCTACTGGCCCACAATTATTCATGGCATCTGAACCTAGGGTAGTCCAGCCCCCTGGCGGAACTTTTCCTATGGCGTCTGTTTCTCCATCATATAATCTATTAAAATTAAGAGGAATCCAATTATCCGTATCCGTCATAGTTGGAACATCTTTTGAGGTATATTCAATGGATAAAATATCAACCCCGAACAATGGGTATGGATTTAATGATATAAAGTTAGAAGTGTCTGAACCAGAATAAACATTTGGTATAGATAAATACAAATACATTTGAGCCCCTGCAGGTGAGGGGGAATCAGCTACTATTGTTCTCTTCCAAAATTTATCTGATTTATCCAAGATAGCATGCCAGATAGGAGATGTTTCAATTAAGGCACTGGAGTTATCTACGCTAATAAAATTATTTTCAACTTTTGCGCTCAAAAAATCGGGTATAACTTGACCATTTTCTGTGTTAAAAAATTTAATTTTAGAATAAGAAGCTCCACCTACTTTTGGTAGGGTAATAATATTGTAATTGTAATCAAAGCTTAGAGCCTCAGTACTACTTAAAGCAAAGTCTGGCTCTGCTACAAAGTTTGCAACGTCTATTTGAGAGTAACTATAAATTGATAGTTTCTTATATAAAGAAGATTCATTGAATTCAAGAGCCTTGACTCTATCTTCTAGGTCAGACATGGCCTTGCTAATAAACATATGATCTTTTAGCACTCTCTCAAAGGCGTTGTGAAGCCTTTGGTCAAGTATTCCAGACCTATTATAAAGATTGACTAAATCTTGATAATTTTGTTCTGATCTTAAATTAAAATCAGAGCTATTTACTGGACCATTTTTTTGAATTGTTTTGTTTTCTGTATTTAAATAATCAGACATAATTTTCCAACTTTTCTTAGACGTTCTTTTCAAGACTATTAATTTTAAAATTTAAATTAGATAGACGCGCAGCTAGATTTTCCATTATCTCAAAGTTATCATAGGTCACACTATTCGTATAGTCAAAAAATTCTACACCATCAGAGGAAATATCGTATGTCCATCTTCCGTCTGACCCTAAAGTGTGAGTAGAATCTTTCTCTTGACCAATAAAAACTTTTATATTATTTAATATATTAGTATTCAATAATTCAAATTCAGAATATAGTCTTCTTGTATCAAGAACAAATTTTTGATTAAACAAATTTTCAGTAAAACTTTTTCTTGGAGACCTATAGTAAGATCTCACCTTTTTTGATAAAGGCTCTCTGACTCTTTTGGCTAATCCTTCATAATTATAACTTATGGGCATGGGGTCTCCTTTTGTATATAGTAGCCATTAGAGAGATGATGTGGACGAATTGTTCTCGGATATTAAGTCCAATGAAGCGTTGGTGGCTTTATAGTTGTTTTTAAATTTAACTTTAAAATAATCGAGAGAAGGAGAAGATAGGGGGTTTGACCCACGAGCAA